CAAACATCGAGGAAGTCGAGCAGGTCAATGGCCAGTTGATGGGGTCGGTTCTATCCTTCCCCATCCTCTGTGTCATCAACTTTGTTGCCTACTGGGAGAGCCTTGAGGAGTACTACGGTAAGACCTTCGGGTCGGCCGAGATTCCTTGCCTCATCCATGGTGATGATATCTTGTTCCGAACAACTCACGAGCATTACGCCATCTGGTCAGAAGTGATCACCCGGTTTGGACTCAAGAAGTCCGTCGGAAAGAACTACTTCCACCCGAAGGTGTTTACGATTGACTCGGAGTTGTGGATCGAGCGGAAAGACCACAGCACTGGGAGAGTGTACTTTCACCAGTACCATCCTATTAACTGTGGTTCCCTCATGAAATCGAAGGTTGACGGCCGCACAGGCTATCAGAACGCCCCAATTTGGGACAAGTTCAATTCCTCGATTCGTGGGGCGCAGAACAAGGAGCTCTTTGTAAAACGCTTCTTGCACTTTAACCGCTCGATCATCAAGCCAATGACCTGGACAAAGTCCGGGGTTCTCAACCTGTTCCTCCCGCATATGCGCGGAGGGCTCGGATTCGAGCTGCCATGGAAGGCAGACGAAATCCCCAACAAGGAGGACGGAGAGCCTCTCGTCCGTCTCACGCGACATCAGTTGAACTTGGCATCAGCCTTGTGCAACAGTCTTCGTGACTCAGGACCCCTGAAAGCGTACGCGATCGTGGGGGTCAAGAAGGACGCACCAAGTGTCGTCGACGAGAAGAGGTACCGTCTCCCTTTCAAGTACGAGTGGAGGCACGAGTCTGAGTACGCCAGGGAAATCCCTGGTGAGACTCCAGAACCGATCCTCTCTCAGATGCCTGAGGGGAAGTCCGAGGAGAACCGTATCAGGAAGCCAAATCTCAAGGAGCTTGCAAAGGGACCCAAGAGGTTCCGTATGTGCAAGCATCCGCCCATCACTTGTGGTGAGCGGGTTGACTTGAGGACCCAAGAATTCAGGGTGGACCCAGATGGGACACCACTGGTCGAAAAGAAGACCTTTCCAACTGAAATTTGGGGCTTCCCGTACGTCGAGACCAGGGTCATAGAACCCGAGGTCTTTTGGCAAGAGCTCACTTGGGCCACCCTAAAACTCCAAGGAGTACAGGGGACCCACAGGATGAGCCATGCGTCGGAACTAGTCCGGGACTGCACGGACGTCCTCAGGACGCTGCAGTAAACTTCGGGGTCTTGACCCCAGTAAGTTTTGTTCTTGCAACAAAAAGAAAGTTACAGGAGCACCGGAAATCGAAATGGTTAAGAGCCATACCCAGAAAAGGAAGTCGCGCAAGAGCGCGAAAATCAAGACTGAGATAGCCCGCCCAAGACGCAGGGCTACAACGAAGCGGGCGGCGAAGCCCCCTTCATCCATTATGATGAATCCCGCCGAACGGCTGTGTGCACAGCACTATGCCGAGACGGTCATGGATCCGTTTGACACCCCCGAAGGGGCCTGTCTCCCTGTCCTCCCGTGTCTAGACTCCGCCAAGCGGAAGATCTTCGCACGTGGGACTGGATTGATCCAGGCCAACGGTTTCGGTGGTATCATGGCCACTACCAGCCTCACACATGAC